CCAGGATCCGCTACTTGGGACTCAGCCTGTCGTCTATCTCAAAAAATGGTGGACCAGTGGGGAGTCGAACCCCACACAAGACATTGCAAGTGTCTAAACCGTTCCCACGGCAAGCCCATTATAAATTGTTACGTTGCTGGTTCCCTGACCAGTATTCTTGTAATATATTTCGTTTCCTATGCTGTGGTATACTAAGAGAGGCCGCAGAGTCGTTCACTCGAAATTTTTCTCGGTAACATAATCTGGTGGTGCATGTACGATTCGAACGTACTCATCCATAAGGAAAGAGGGTTACAGCCTCTCGCGACTCTCCAACTTCGCCGATACACCAAAACTATTAACACATTGCGTCGCGGATATCTCACTCCCACTCGATTCCACAATGTGTATTATAAAATGTGCTACCTATTTAAATCGGTCCGCTAACGCAACCCTTGGGAGAGTATAGTCGGTGATAGTAACACACTTTATAATTCCGGTTCTGACTAACAGGTTATCGCCCTGCTTTTATGCCCCGAAAACGCCCTTTTGTCCCATGTTTTTACAGTGCAGGACACGGTACTCGTTACCGTTTATTCACACTGTCCGTAATACGCTCGTAAGCTTAACACGGATCAACAAAAAAGCCTCTCTAGTTTCCTGGGAGGCTTCCTTTTGTTAAATGTCTGGATACTTTTTTACTTGTGTCCAGACTCCTTACAGAAGGAAGCTGTTTTAATCGGATCTTGTTTATTACTCGGTGTTGTAAACCCCGCCCAATAACCGGCGCAGAGACGCTCGGAGGCTTGCGCCAACGTATGCATCTCGATTGCTAATTTTACGGTTGTAAACATTTTAATTCCAAAAATCTCAGTTATATTCAAGCACACAAGAATAATTTTGCGTACAGTTATTTATCATCTGCGAACAAAACACTATCCAAACAGTGCTTTTTATCTAGTCTCAAGTTTAACAAAGTATAGTTAATCTGTCAAGTTATCTGCGTAATCTTCTGTGAGACAAATATATTGCTTGCGACACTTTTATTTATCATCTTCGAGTATAACACCGTTTTAAATGTGTATCAAATCGCCAAAACTATATAGAGGTACACGCTACAGCGTTCTTATACATATCAAGCCACTATTGTAGCACTGTGTAACACAAGTGTCAACTGGTTTATACTGGATAAGTGTTGTCACCAAATGCACCACAGCTTTTATTAATATACGATAGAGGTGTCAATTTAACTTTTAACGTCTATTGCCAGTAACTGACTTAGTTACTGCCTGTGCTTCGGACAGGATCCAACATATCGTATAAATACAGGGACCTACACAATATATATGTGTTTATAGGCATATTGTATATTTATACAGGGGAGATGTCAAGTGCATGGATTACTTTTACATACGAAAGGTGATAAATAGTTGAAACGGGGAATACTATGGGAAGAATATCATTATGGAATCCAGTTAAAGGTGATGATTATAATTTTATTGACAGAACAATTGGTGAGGGTATAAATATTAGCGGGGTTGGTGTGTTAGTACACATGTACGAAGGGCCTACTACGGACTCGGTCGGAAATACTGACACCTCGCTGACAACTATACAAGATGTTCTTTTTCTGGCAAACAACAACAGAAAATATAATCCAAACGTAATAGAGATGAGGGGTCACTATACACCAACAGATGTGAACTATGACCTATCGCAATTTGGTGTATTTCTAAGTTCGGATGTTATCCGAGTACAGTTCCATTTCAATGATATGATGGATTCTCTTGGCAGGAAACTTATAGCAGGGGATGTTTTGGAATTTCCAAACATGAGAGACATACCTATATTCGATAACGCAACCGGCATCAACAGGTACTATGTAGTGCAGGATGCGTTATTTGCTGCGGGCGGCTATGGACAAAAATGGTTCCCGCATATTTGGCTAGTAAGGGCTAAAATGTTGCAGGCATCTCAAGAGTACGATGAAATATTAGATCAGGCTGCTACCGGGCAGACTGCTGGTGGCATCGGGCAAGGCATTGGTGTGATGCCAGAGGGATTTACAGAAACTTCCGATAAAGATAACAAGCCGGGCTTAGGCGGTGACCCAAACATTACTAATTCACTTAATTTATTCTGTAAAATCATTGGCATTACAGATGAAATTGTTGCCGAGGCAGAGAAAAATGCATTCTTTGATCCAAAGTTTTTCGAGAGTGCAAACTTATATATCTATCTGGACGAGAATAATTACCCAGTCATTGGTAGCAATTACTTTGGTGGCGACGGGGCTCCCTCAAATTTGTCTACGGATAATAACGAGAACTTATCACCCAGCGGACCTTTAGTGGGTGCTGGTGTTGCATTCCCGGACGGAATGGTAAATGGTGAGTACTACTTACGACTAGACTACTACCCTGAAAGATTATTTCAGAAGCAAAGCGGATGTTACAAACTTATAGAGGTAAATATTTTGAAAGTATGGACATCTTATAATCGTGTTCTCGACACGTTCATCGATAACAACAAGGACACTATTTTCCCTGACGGAACCATTATGCCTGAAAAACAAGCGGTATCTAGAGTGGTAAAACAAAAAGTGGATCTTTATGCTAACAGGAAAGCCAAGGTTAAAGCAGATGAGGCTATCAGGTCGGGAATTGCTGATGAGCGTGCAAAAACAAAACCTAATTAACATATGATTATATGTAAGTATATGTAAAAATAAAAATGTGGCGACAACTGACAAAGGGGAAGGTAAATGGAAAACAGAATTCGTATGTGGTTTAGTAAATCGGGGGCGACAGCTTAACGCTGCTGTACTATTTCGGACTTTTTTTACGACGCGCAGGTACGCAGATATCTACTACAATTTATGCGGATCTTTTCAGATATTAAGATCAGAAAGGGCCCAGATGCCAACGGCTTATATACAGTGCAACGTGTGCCCATTATGTATGGTGACCCATCTTCTATGGTTGCTCAGCTTATTAAGGGTGCAAGCGAGAATACATTACTTCCGGCACCCATGTTTAGTGCTTGGATAGAAAATATCAGAATGGTCCCGGAGCGAAGACAGGACACACAGTATGTAAGAAAAACTTCTGTAATAGAGAGAAGATTCGACAGCAACACAGGATCATACAGCAGCGAGGCCGGGGTAAGGCAAGATACAGAGATGTACATGCCTGTTCCATACGACATAAATTTCAGACTCGATGTATGGACAACTAACGTCACGGCAAAGTTGCAAATATTTGAACAAATAGGTGTTATCTTTAATCCATCTATTCAACTTCAACAGAATAGTAACTTACTCGATTGGACTAGCATAACAGAAGTGTGGCTAGAAGATGTAATATGGACCAACCGATCTGTTCCTCAAGGAAGCGACGAACAACGTGATGTGATGAGTTTTAAATTTAAAATACAAGCATGGATTAACCCTCCTGCAAAAGTCAAAAGAAGCGGACTCATTGCTGAAATTGTTACTCGCGTATTTGATGTTCAGGACGTGGCCGGCATACATGATCCATTCGACTGTATCGGGGGAATTCCTGTCCAGATCGTCACGACCGTCGGTAATTACAAAATTTCAGTCACTAAAGGACCGTCGACTGATACAATCACATTACTAAATGCCAATGGTCAAATGGACACGAATCTAAGTTGGGATGATCTAATCAAGCAATACGGTCAAATTACTCAAAATATTACAAACATCAGATTAAGACTAGATCCGAATTTAGACATATCAGATTCTGACATTATCGGAGGAATCATGCAAGATCCTAACAATCAAAATGTATTGTTTTTTACACCGGATGTCGACACCTTACCGGTGGCTAGTATGCTGCCTATTTCTGCAATTATAGACCCAACTGAGGTGTTCCCGGGCAGCGGACTGCCTACATCAATGCCGGGGCAACGATACTTGCTTACATCGGCTAACAGCGCAGGGGAGGAGCCCGCAATACCGGCTGGCGTACCTACATCGCCGTGGGGGCAACTCATAGTTGCATATCCAAATGACGTTATCGAGTATAACGGAACAAGATGGGTGGTAATATTCGACTCACAAAATGCTACATATAAAAATTATGTAATAAATAATGAAAACGGATATCAGTATACATTTGACCCGGCTGCCGGAGAATGGACATATACGTATTACGGCACATATCAACCTGGATATTGGCGCATAGATAACATAATTCAATCACCAGATGGAACTACAATCAGTACATACGAATAAACTAGGGGTCGGAACAATTTTTGTTTCAACGAGGACTAAGCGGGTTCTGCTAAATCTCAGAGCGCTTCACAAAACTCACTCCATGTGCTGGTCACTGTGGGGTGGTATGGTCGAAGATAAAGAATCACCGAAGGAAGCATTATACAGGGAACTTACTGAAGAAATGGGATTTGTTCCGGACATAGAAAGAATATACCCATTTGACGTATATCAAAGCAGGGATATGCATTTTAAGTATTACTCATTTGTGTGCGTGGTAGAAAATGAATTTGTACCTGAGTTAAATGTGGAAAGTTGCGGATACTGTTGGATAGACCTAGGGCAATGGCCAAAACCTATGCACCAAGGTGCCAGAATAAGTTTTGGTAACTCAAAAGCGATAGATAAGATAAATCTAATACTAAGTCAGCACATTATTGATTAACAACTCAGTCAGTCTTTTTGATTATGTGAAATACTGGCGAGTAAAATCCCAGGCTTTAAATCGAGGGGACTTTTTGAGGATGCTGGGCGCCCCCGCTAAATAGCTTCAATTGACATACGGAGTTTAGTGTGTTCTTTACTCGATAAGCGATTAACGGCTACTCGCTGGGTGACATATATTATCCAAGTTGACCAAATAAACTAGCAAAGCCTCAATTGCTAGTTTATGTTGCTTATGGTATGTCAGTTCTCAACTAAACTTTACTCCGCTACGGCGTCTTGCAGAGGAGTTAGATCTTCGGTTGTCCAGAAATCCTTGGCGATCATGATTCGTAGGTGCTCCTGATTGCGAGAAATGCGATCTATCTCATCGGCTGTCTGTACCGGTTTGGCCCTCAGGGTGTTGATCAATCTGACCGAATCCATTGAAGAAGAATATTGCTGTGCGATGTGCTCTGGCGAGCCCTGAACTTGTAAATTAGTCATGTGTTTCCTTTAAGGGTGGGTTAATACGTAAGCGTCAAATTTCGCATTTAATTCCTGCAGGGCTTTAACCAAAACAGGAATTAGAGCGGTGTCAGTCATGCGCAGTTTATTTATGTCTTCATTGTCAATAATGACAGGATTAATGCCTTCTAGCGCCAACACGTCCTGAGCTTTAAAACCGTAACGCACGGGGCCTGTGGTCTCTTCGGATTCGCGAGTAGTACGGAATTGATAAGAAACTGGCTTTAGTGCTTTGACAAAATCTAGACCATGTGGTACAGGTGCAAAATTGATTTTGTCACGTGCATCTGATACCACAGTCCAAGCCACTTGAATGTAGGCGTTGGTAACTCCAGTAGAGCCCATGCAAAACCGATTGTTTTCGGTAGTTG